AAATATAATAGATAGGTATTATATATAATGTCGTTTGGAACTTTTACTGATAGTGCTGGTGGGAAAATATTACCAAGATACCTACCTCAAAATGCCTCATCAACATCAGTCATCAAAATCACCGCAGCAGGTGCCACGCCTATTCCAGCACCAACCGTGAATAATGAACTGCTTACAATCATAGATACAGCACAAGGCGGACAACCACAATTTACGGTTAATGCCTTACCAAATCCCCCTAACACAACCTTTATTTCATGCGGTTCTATACCTTTTAGGGACAACGACCCAGCGAATACTGACGGTATATTAGTGTTGGGGAACGAGACCATCGCTGGAAACCAACATGGAGTATTATATTTTTACTTCGCAAACGCTGCCAATCCTTCCGCTGGCACTTGGACTTTGAGGGCAATAACAAATGCTGGGACTGAAGTGTTCGGTGGTTGTCAGTTGCTTCCTACTGTTGCCGATGGAGGCAGACCAGTCGTCGGTGCTGATTTTGTATTCGTCGGTGATTTTGCCAGTTGGAGTGACCCAGATGGAGCGAACGTAGTTGCTTCAGGACAACTTATCCAATATAATTTTCCAGCAGATACATTCCAAGCACTCCCCCTCGCTGCTGGTCTTTTTGGGGCAAACAACTCTCCAACTCTGGTATGGGGTATTCCAGCAGCGAATGCGGCGGTAGGACAATTTTTATTGGGTGGTGGAGGTAATAGTTTAGTTCAAGGAGCAACGAATTATGACAGTTTAGTTATCTATGATGGTGGCAACATAAAACGAATTGGTGGTGGAGCAACCGATGAGATGCCACAAGTATTTACTTGTAACTTTGATATAAATAATAATTTATGGTGTGGGGGGGCATTTGACGTATCTTTTCCATGTATTATCGGCGGTGTCACTTATAATGGTAGAGGGATAGTGTGTCTGTCTCGTGTTGGTGGGTTCTTTCCAACTATCAACGCCCTTCCATTTATATTAACAGACCCTCAATATACAACTGTTTCTTTGAGTGCTATTCACAATTCGTATGATGGGGCGATTATTTCTTTGTCTGGAGTATTTAACAGTATCACAGCAGCAGGCGTAAATGTAACTGGTTTTGCGTATGTAAATCCAGCAACTTTTGCTCTCGGCAAGTTCGTTAATATTGACGCAGCACCAGCAAACTTTCGTTTTGGAGATGCGTTAGTTATAGATGCCGACAGTTATATTGTAAAGGCACCAAGTGCTGGTTTTGGCGGTGAATCTGGTTTATTTGGGAGCGATGCTGGTTTCACCGCTTTCTTTGCTGTTGGTGAGGTTGAAGTAGATGATGTTGGTAGGGATATAAATTGGGATTGGACGGCAATCCTTGCCCCTACACCTCTGCCTTTGAGTTATATCTGCTTTACATACACTTCCAGTTTTTTCCCTTTTGACCCCTCTTTAAAAGACAGCATCTCTGGTTCGTTTGTTGGCGGTGGAGGGGCAACCGCAGTCGCTCAAGGTGGTTCAACATTCCGCTACATACGTCCAGATGGGTCTGCTGGTGATGCCGTTTCCGCCACCTTTCAAAACAACTTCGCAACCATCCAAGTCGTCGGCGACCTCGCAGCGAATAAATGGGATACTATCGGTACAACTGGCAGTATCACATTCAACGACGTTTAAGTAGTCGTAGTAAGCAACGACATTCCGTGCGGACTAATCCTCATCCAACGTTATATAACAAACACCTCGCTTCATCCCCCCATTCTTTTCTTTTGGAGTTCTAAATGTTTCATACTGTTTAATACAAGAGGTTTTATTAATCGGCACATAAAATACCTTCTTCGTCCGTTCCGCATTCTCTCGCTCATCTGGTCTCAAAGCGTTCGTGTAGGATTTAATCTCACAATCCCCCATAATATCATTCGCATCACGATAATAGATGCCGTCAAGGAGGTTCCATATGATATAGTCGTTGTGGGATACCTTCGCCACATTAATAATCAAACCCTCTTTCGCTTCCACGCTGTCGCTCATTAGGTCTCTCGTCTTAATCTCATACTTGGTTCCTTTGCTCCCTACATAGTCGTTGCTGTCCCAGTCGCTCCCTACTAACCTAAACGCATGGTCGTTAAAATAGTTTTTCAAAATCGGCAATACAGCAATTTCCTCCGCCTTACCTACCTTCAAATCTTCTTCACAAGTATTCCGCATATAATTAAAGTAGTAATTAATTATTTATTTAAATCCTTTTGGACGTAAATAATCAATTTGGATTATTTCCCCTCTAAACATACGTCAAAATATGTCCGTGTTTTCTGGCAATACCCCCAATAATGTTCCAGCAACTCTGCTGAACCCTCGCATTTGTGGAGGCAGATGGGGCATACGTGTATCTCAATTACATCCGCAGAACCTCTGGGTGTCTGGGGTTCATTCACCAATTCACCACTTTTTTCGTGTTTATGGGTTTGTTCTGTAGGAGCAAAATCTGCTACCATGCTACCAAAAGTTTTAATTCCGTCGTCGCTCATTCTTATATAATTATAATACATAATAAAATATAATTTAATATTATATATTGTTTTAATATAAAATGCCACCTAAAAAGAACGTGGATGTAAGCATTACGCCCCTCTCTGCTACTACGACAAAGGAACTCGTTGCTGACCCTTTAGATGATAAGGAATTGCGTGCCGTTATTGGAAAACATGCTAAAATTGTACCATATCATGAACTCTCTAAATACCAGACCATAGACCAACTCCTACCCCTAAAAAAAGATGCCGTTGTATTATTATACGAGAATCGCCCTATGGACGGTCACTGGACTTCTCTTACAAAAAACAACGGTGAAATCAGTTTCTTTGACCCCTACGGAGAGGTGATTGATAAGCAGTTAAAATATTCCAACTACTCAAAAGATAGAGTTCAAGGCGAGGGCGATATGTCCTTACGCAACCTTCTATCCACCAGCAAACTACCAGTTTATTTCAACGACTACAAGTATCAGCGAGACGGAACTGGTGTGAATACTTGTGGGCGACACGTCGCTAATTTTATCAAATATAATTTAGATAAGGGATTAGATTTAGAGGACTATAATGAATTGATGATGAAAACGCAGAAAGAAACTGGATTACCTTATGATGAACTCATCGCTAAAATGGTGCCAATCCACATTCCGCATCCAGACGACGCAACAAGGGTTACTTCATCCAACGATATCCAAGCACAACGAGGGTTAGGCGGTTCTAAACCATTCGTAAGTGGAAGTGGATTTTTTAATGATGTGGTAGAGAAGTACAATAGGGGGGATGGCAAACCCTTTACCAATAAACAATTGACAAAAATTATTCTTGATAAGAACAAGGTGATTGCGGATTTGGAGGAGAATGCTTATAATGGCGGCATAAGGGGGGTAGCATGGTAGGAGATTTTCGTCTTATGGGATAAACCTATAAAACGAAAAAAAATGGTGAATTGGTGATTCACCTTTGATGGTTTTATAGCGACGGCACCATCTAAACTGGGGGGGGTTTCTTATTCGTCGCACTCTTCCTCTACCTTGAACCGATACCACAGCAACGCTCCTCTTGCGTGTTTCTTCTTATCATTTTCGTCGTTGTAGTAATGGTCGTCCTTGTAATTCTTCTTGTAAATCCCATTTGTCATAAAGAAGTCCTTGATTGCCGACTTCTTCCAGCAGTCCTTCGCCAGTTCTCGTCGGTCGCCATCGTGCCACGAGTGGATTGCGGTAACCAAATCCTTTATCTCAACGCAGGGGATATCCAAGATAGGTGTCTCTGGATTGACTTCCACCTTCTCGCAGATTTCGGTCATAATGCGGTGGATTGCGATATTGCTGGATAGGTATGCCCTTGTCCGCTCACGCACCTCTGGAGGCACAAAGTCGCCCATTCTAAAATCACACGCATTCAACTCTTTCAAATGTCTCAACACGATACACATCATCGCCGAGCGGTGAGGGTGCTTCCACACATCCTCCTTCAACAACGGATTACAGCGATAAACGCCATTCGCCTCATCAACCTCCGCCTCAATCTCGGTGAAACGGTTGGGGAAGAGGATGTCAATAAACCTCTCTGCCTCCGCACCGTCTGGTTGGGGGTCTTCTTGGAGGTCTAACCTCGCATTACATTCAATAGACCAAGTTCCATGATTGATGATTTTGGTTTTGTTGGAGTGGAGAAACCTCGCTTGAACCCCCTCACCACCAGTCAATTTCTTCACAGTCGCATTACATAATTTCTTCGTCTTTTTCGGTTCCATCGCACGACACCAACGCTTTTTGTCAATCTTCGCTACTGCTGGGTTAG